GAGTCAGTCTATCTATGAATGTGCCAACGATTGGGTATCTCAAGGCAACATGCATACAGCTGGCATAGTTCAATACTACAAGGCATATTATGCAAAAAGTAATTAATGTATTAGCACTACTTTCATTCGTAGGAACTTCTGCTATAATTGCAGGAGGAGGTTATGTTTATCTCAATAAGGATAACATTATTGCGAATGTCAAGTCACGAATGACTGAGGCGATCGGAGAAGCAATTACAGATGCTCTTCCTGTTGCATTAGATGCAGAACTCCCAGAAGCACTTCCACAAACAACTGGTGGCGTATTACCTTTTTAAGATATGAAAAAATTTTTTATGATGTTGATGGCAGCAGCATTGACTACACCTGCCCTTGCCGATGAATCAAAAGTTAAAAGCTGGAATTCTTATGACTCTATGGGTTGTATGATGCTTCGTGAATGCACTAAAGATGTAAGACAGGTGAAAACTTGGATGAGTTTTGGTGAGCAACATGAACCAAACAAAGATGAGATCACTGATATCCTCACCAGTCTTAACCAAATTGGAGTAAATGTTTATATTGGTGACAACAAATATTTTTATTCTTTGACACGCGGACTTTATTATGTAAAGGGAAATGATATGTTCTTTAACGAGAAATATATTTCTTCTCCTACTATGCTCATTAAAGTTCTCCGTCATGAGGGTTGGCATACCGCTCAAGACTGCATGGCAGGAACTCTTGATAATACATTTACTGCTATTATCCTTCAACCCGATGAAATTCCTGATTGGATTAAAGATGGTGCAAAAAGAACATATCCACCCTCAGCATCTCCATATGAATCGGAAGCAATGTATGCAGCATTCTCTGATACTATGACTAGAGATGCCCTTAAAGTTTGTGCAGGCCCTAAAAGGATGTGGGAAGTTTATAAACCAACACCTCTTACCGAAAAATGGTTGATGGAACAGGGGTATATCTCTAAATAAAGATGCCTTACTTCTATACTAATGCTCGGTAAATCCAAAGCAGAGGTAGAAGAGAAGCAAAATGATGAAGACAAAAGTGAAGTTCTTGGTAATTTGGTGAAAGTTGTAGTCCTTATTTGGAGTGCATCCCTTCTCACATTCTCCTATGTTAGACTTCCAAACGGACAAAAGATTTTAGATTTTGATCCTACATTCATTGCCTCAGTGTTCTCTGGATCACTGGCTGCTTTTGGACTCAGTCCCGCTAAAGCAGGTAATGGTAATGGACATTCTAAAAAGAAAGAGCAACCACCAGTTCAGTCAGCAATAGAACCTAAAAAGTAATTGTATCACGAACCACAACTTCAAAAAAAGAGTGACGAGTGTGCCGCCATTTGGAATGAATGGTGGCACTTTCAGTATGAAATAAAAGATAAAGAAAAAGCAAAAGAATTAAGAAAAAAATGGTGTAATTGTGTGAACGAACACAGTAAAATGATAAGTCAGGAAGTCAAAACAAACCCTCGTTATAGGGGATTGAATCTGAAATAGATAGTGTAGTTATAAAAATGTTTATGAAGTTTTTATTCGGACTTCTTGCTACATTATTTCTTGCTGCACCTGCTTGGGCTGTAGATGTGCAGATGGGTTCTAATGGCAACTTAATATTTGATCCTGCTGAAGTTACAATAAGTGCGGGTGACACTGTTCATTTTGAAAATAATATGTTACCTCCGCATAATATAATTGTCGAAGATCGCCCTGATCTCTCTAGAGAATCGCTCATGTTTAATCCGGGAGAATCTCAAGACGTTGTATTTTCAGATAAAGGTGACTATACTTACTGGTGTGGGCCACATAAAGGAGCAGGAATGATCGGTACAGTACACGTAGAATGAACAAAGACGAAAAACGAGAGTTTTACAAATCTCTCAGAGAAAGGATTCAACAATTAAGAATGAGTCATTTATTTGAGGAACCATGTCCACTCTATGAACCAGAGTGGGATGATTTGTCTGACTGTCGTATGATTTATGATTATGACGATGATGAGGATGGGGAACCTAAAATTTATGTTTAACTACTATGAAAACTATTAACACATGGGTTTTAAATTTCACTGTAGCAATTATTGATTTTCTTTATAAAGGAAGAGATTTTCCACGTTTTTGGGTGCTTGAGGAGATTGCTCGGGCACCATACTTTGCTTTCTTAAGTGTTCTTCATTTAAGAGAATCACTAGGATTACGTGGACAGTGGCACATATACTTAATGGAGGAACATTTTGCTCAAACTCTTAACGAAACAGAACATCTTGAATACATGGAGAGCAGGGGCGGTAGTGCTTATTGGGTGGATCGCTTTGTTGCCAGACACCTTGTACTTATCTACTATTGGATCAACGTGGTTTATTATTGGTTGGCTCCTCGCTCTGCTTACCACCTCTCCTATGAGATAGAGATGCACGCTGCTGAAACGTATGCTGAATATCTAACTCGCTTTCCAGATGATAAGAAAATTTGTGAGATTATGAATGACGAAATTCAGCATTTTCAGGAACTTGCGGAAGCAATTAGGATGATTGATCCTGATCGTCTAACTGTAAGAGAAAAAGATCGTGAACCATTTCCACCAGATTTAAGTGATTTGAGTTCAGTAACATTAGTATCAACAGAACAACAAAAATGAAAGTAGGAATTATTGGACTAGGAAGAATGGGCGAGGGTATGTCTCGCCGCATGATGAAAGACGGCATCGAAGTATGGGGATATCGTAGAAATCATGAAAAGGCGCAAGAACTTTTGGAAAATGGTGGTATTGATGGTGTAACTGTTGATATTCAATCACTTTGTAGTGCTGTAAAGGATAAAGGGCCGGGCATCTTTATGATGGTTGTACCAGCAGAAACAGTGGAGGACACCCTAAATGAGTTACTACAGTTTTGTGGTGAGGGAGATATTATTATTGATCATGGCAATAGTAATTTTAAGGATAGTAGGAGGAGGGCAGAGCGTCTTTCTAAGTTGGGTATCCAATATATTGACTGTGGTACTAGCGGCGGTGTTTACGGTTTGGAGCGTGGATACTGTCTTATGGTTGGTGGTGCAGATAGTGCAGTATCCATCTGCGCTCCTATCTTTAGGGCACTTGCACCAGGCATCGCATCATCTCCCAGAACTGATCCTATGAGTAGAGCAACTAGTGCTGAATATGGTTGGTTGCATTGCGGCCCTTCAGGTGCAGGACACTTTGTAAAAATGGTTCATAATGGAGTAGAGTATGGAATCATGCAAGCCTACGCCGAAGGCTTTAATATTCTGCATGAAGCTAATGCTGGGGCAAAATATGTTAAGGAAGGCGATGCTGAGGTTGCTCCGATGGAGAATCCAGAAGATTATCAGTATGATATTGATTGTGCTGAGGTGGCTGAGTTATGGCGTCGTGGTAGCGTGGTTGGCAGTTGGTTGCTTGATCTTACCGCTGATGTATTACGCGGCGATAGAGAGCTTAGCAAGTTCGGTGGGGGAGTTAGCGATAGTGGTGAGGGGCGTTGGACTGTCCACGCTGCTGTGGATCTTGGTGTTCCCGCACCTGTTATATCAACCGCACTATTTGAACGATTCGGATCAAGAAAGTTAGGAGCATTTGCAAATAAAGTTCTTAATGGAATGCGGTACATGTTTGGAGGACATCATGTCAGATAAAATTTATCGAATTTGTCGTCAATGTGGTGGCAAAGGATGCGAACACTGCAATAAAGGATGGGAAAAATGATATTTGCCGATATTCTTAAATGGATAGCCATACCCTTTGTATTATCCACGATATACTTTGGATTACGAAAAGGTGAAAATAACTATTATGAAACAGACAAATACAATGGAAACGGAACTGCTCACTAGAGGTATAATAATCTTTGGTGCCACTGGAGATCTGTGTAAAAGAAAACTTATTCCAGCACTTCATAAACTTTGGGAGAAAGATCTTCTTCCAAAGGGATTTTTAATTACTGGTGCCGCTAGAAGAGATGTTGGAGTTGATGCTTGGAAAAAATCTCTTGGAGAATATCCAGAGGAATTTCTACATCAATTGGATTATGTTTCATGCGACTTATCCTGTCAGGAAAGTTTAAATACACTTCCCAAAACTGATGACACAACTTATTTCTTATCTGTCCCACCCGAAAGATATGAATGGGCAATCATCAACCTCAAGCAAGGAGGACTTTTAGATGATCCAGAAAAATCCCGTGTTGTTATTGAAAAACCCTTTGGGTACGATTATCAATCTGCTAATCATCTACAGTCTGTGGTGGAGCGACATCTACGCGAAAAACAAGTATATCGCATTGATCATTATCTCGGTAAAGATACTGTTAATAATATCCTTGCTACCCGCTTTGGCAATATTCTTCTTGAACCACTTTGGAATAGGGAGTACATAGAGGAGATTCAAATTTTTGCAACTGAAACTATTGGTTGTGAAGGTAGATCTCAATATTATGATGGTGCAGGTGTCGTAAGAGATATGCTGCAGAATCATATGCTTCAAATTCTTGCACTAGTTGCAATGGAAGCACCTTGTAGAATGGACGCAAAAGAAATTAGAAGAGAAAAAGTTAAAGTTTTATCTGCTACTCATCTAGGGGAGGACATGATCCTTGGACAATATGAAACTTATCGCGATGAAGAGGGCGTTGATCCTGACAGTAACACTCCTACCTATGTTGCTGGTACTTTATTCATCGATAACTGGCGTTGGAAGGGAGTTCCTTTTCGTTTTATGACAGGCAAAAAAATGCCTTATCAATGTGTGGAGGTTATTGTAAAACTTAAAGCACCACCTTTAGGTTTATTTGAAGGGGAGACTCCTGGTAGAATTGTTATGCGTTTACAACCTCATGCTCACCTAGATATTCAAATTGATGTTAAATCTCCAGGATTAGGAGATAGTGTAGAGTTAGCAACTCTCACTCATCGCTATCCTGATTGGTTGGGAGTTGATGGTTATGAAAAACTTCTATATGATGCTATTGAAGGTGATCAATCACACTTTGTTCATTCCGAAGAAGTGATAGAATCATGGAGGATTGTTGATGATCTCCTTTGTACTGGCGACTCCTGTCCAATTAGAACCACTCCGTATATACATGAAGTGGGTTCATGGGGCCCTCGTAATGAAACAGATTCAATTACCAATTGGGACTATCCAGAATGAACTCAGCAATAGTAGTAATCTTATTCTCAATCGCACTTACAGTTGCCATGGAACTTACATGGCCGGTTAAAAAAAGAAAACGTGAATGATTTTAATACTGAAATCTTAGAATGGATAGGTGTAGTCCTTGCATTTTTGTTTGGACTCACTATGATTTGTCAAGGGCACTTCATTTACCATCAAAAACATGGATACTCCAGAAAAGAAACCGAAGATCCCGAAGCAAGGGACA